CTCTGCGGCTTCCTTGATCGCGTCCTGCACGATCTGCTGGCGCTTTGCGGGGTCGTGCTCTTGAAAGATCTGCGACACCTTCGCCTGCTGCCACGCGCCCTCGTCGTGCCGTTCCGCCGCTGCCCGTGGCGCGCTTCCGGCCTTCGCTTCGGTAAACGGGTTGAGATTGCCGAGGACCGCGGACGTTGCGCTCCGAGCGTTCGGTGTCGCCGGCGCCATCCCGATCGCCACCCCGGCGTTCAGGTTCCGCGCGGCACCTACCAACCGGTCCGTCAGGTCCGCGTCCTTCGACAGGTGCAAGCCCTGCACGGACCCGAGCGCGCCGTCCTTGTCGAGATAGAGCTCGTGGCCCGTGAGCAGCTGCGTGCCAAGCGCCGCACCGGGCCCGACAAACGCGAAGGCGGTATTCGCCGCGGCGCGCACCGACTCCGAGACGCGATCGCCCTTCTTTGCGAACGCGATCGGTTCGAGTAGCCGGAGCGCCGCCGCGCTCGACGGGTCCGTGAAACCCTTCCGGAGATAGACTTCCTTCGCTTGCGCGCCGAACAGCTTCGCGGCCTCATCGGGCGACCCTCGGAAGTACTTGTAGCTCCCGTCCGGCAGGTGATACACCCCGCTCGCCATGTCCGTCTCGTGGCCCGGCGCGTTCTGTGTCGGTGCGTGGCCGGAGAGCAGGTATCCCGCCCCCGCGATCGCCGCCGCTTGGCCGAGTGGCCCGCGCTGCGTTCGGAGGATGCGCGCGCCGATCCCCTCGCCTGGCGGACCACCACCCCCACCGATCGCCTTGAGCGAGCCGCCGAGCTTCGCCCGTCCGATCGCGATAAATGGCGTCAGCCCGGACTTGTTCAGCGCCTGAATCGCGGTGCCCTGATTCTTGCCGATGTAGTTCCCGGAGTGCCCGTTCACGTAGTCGCGCTCGAACCCGGTGAACGCCGGGTCCTTGATCGAGCCGCCCGCCTTCGTCCACGCCGCTTCCGCGTCCTTCGACGCGACCAAACGCAAGCGGGTATCCACGCCGTTCGGCCCGAACAGGGCGTGGTGGGCCGCATCGACCCATCCCTGCCCGCGTTCGTCGCCGATGCGGAGCGAGCCCGAGAGCGCGAGTCGCTGGAGCCGCGCGGTCGTCTCCGGCGCCTGCATGTCCACCCCAGCCGCTCGGCGCAGCGCATCCAGCGACTTGACGACCGGGAGACCCGTGATCGCTTGCACCGCGCGGGGTTCTCCAGCGGGCAGGCCACGACTCACGTTCGAGGCTTCCGTGAGCGTGTGCCCCGCCGCCACCAGCGGGTTACTCAGGACCAAGCGCATCACGAACTTGTTCACGGCCGCCGCCCCTTTGGCGAGATGCGACGCTGGCCCGGAAGTCTGCTGATACCGCGCGAAGGCATCCGCGACATCCGGCGTGACCGCGAACCGCTGGACGGTCTGGTAGTTCGGGTCCGTCTTTGCGGGTGGCTGGATGATGTCTTTCTGGTCGTTGAACGCGATCAGCTTCTCGCCCGGTGCCGGGTTCTCCTCGGGAAGCAACTTCCGCACCCTGGCGTTCGGCTTCATGCTCTCGTCTGAAAGCGCCTGATAGACCTGATTCTTCGCCGCCTTCGTCACCTTGTCGCCCAAGTCGCGGGCCACGTTCGTCCGGTAGTCGGTCGAGTAGCCTTCGGCGCCACGGAACTCTTTCGCGGAGCCCGTCTCCCGCGTGGCCGCTGTCGGCGTCGCCACCGATGACGGCTCAGGCTTCAAGGTGTTCACCGGGCCTTGCAGGGGCTCTGACGCGCCAGCAGGGAGCAGCGCGTTGACGTTCGGCTTCTGCCCGAGTACGCGGAGTCTCAATCCCTTCCGTGGAACCGTGCTCTTGCCTTCGGCCGCGGCTTCCTGCGTCCGCTGAAGGAGTTCCTCGTTGATCGTCTCCTGCGGCGTCAGGCGGGCATAGCCGACGCTCGTTTTCCGGAGCGCGCCGGGATCGACGCCCGCCCGCAACGCTGCGTGTTCGCCGAACGGTTCCACCATCGCGTTGTGCTTCGCGAGTGCCGCCTGAAACCACGGCTCCTGTTCGACGCCGTTCGGCACCTTCTCGCGGAGCGTAACGGCTTCGACCGTCGCGCGCGCCGCCGCCTGTTTCTTTGCGAACGCGTCTTTTTGGAGCGCGTCGTGCCCCTCGTCGCCTTTCTTGATGGCGAGGTCGTAGTCGGCTTGCGCGGGCTTCCGGATCTCCTCGGCGTCCTTCTGGGCGTCGTCAAGCACATCCTGAATGTGTTCCGCCGTTGCGCCGCTCTCGGCGAGCGCCTGCGCGCGCGCCCGACCCGCTTCCTGCGCCGCGTCGGCTTTCGCGTTTTCTGCGTCGAAGTCCTGTTGTGCCAACTTCCGGACTTCCATCCGGTGGTTCACGGCCTGATTCGCCGTCGCCTCCGCGCCGTTCGCTTTCCGGCTCGCTTCGGCTTCCAAGTTCGCCGCCACGCGCGCGGTCTCGAAGTGCTCCGCCTGCTGTGGGGTCAGATCACTCGTGACCCGTCCCGCCAACTGCCGCCCGAACGCTTCCGCCTTCGCACGCGTCATCGCGCCAGCCGACTGTAACGCGTCACTCAGTGCCGGATGTTCCGTCGCGATGGGCGCATATGGGTTCGTGAACGCTTGCGTCGTCGCGGTACTGACTGCCTCACGGGCGGCTTTCGGGATCGAGAGCCCCGCCGCCCGCTCTTCAAGTCCGGTGGGTGCGAGTGCTGGAGCACCAGCGTCCGGCGCCGCCTCCGCCGCCTCGATTGCGGCACGCGTCTGGAGTGGCCCCTGCTGCGGCGGGACCATCGAGCGCGCGCTCTCGGTCGGCGGCGACAGGTCGGGCGCACGCGTGACACCACCGACCGAAGTTGCCGGTGGCTCGAGGACCGGAGTCCGAAGTGGGGCTGGCGCAGCGAACGGTGCGGGTCGAGGGACAGCGGCCGGCGGTTCGACCGTGGGCGCGTGAAATGACCGCCACGCGGCACCGATCACACTCGGGAGGACGGCGGCACCGGCCATCGTCGCGGCCTCACGACCCGGCACACGGTCCGGAAACTGCTCGGCCTGCGCGCGAATGTCCGGCGGCAACGTCAGCTCCGCCGCCTTCTGCCCGGCGTATGCTGCGGGTCGCGGCAACATCGCCGCCGTCGCACCCGCTCCGACCGCAAAGGCGGGAATGCCCGCACCGATCAACACACCAGGCGCCGCCAGCATCGCCATCGTCGTGAGCGGGTGCTCGAGCGCGGGATCTACGAGATACTGTCCGATGGATCGGAACGGCTCCGGAAGGTGCGTCGGGTTCGGGTTCGCCGGGCCCGCGCCGACCTGCGTCGCTTCGCTCGCGGCCATCGGCACGTTCAACTTCCGCAACGTGCGCGAACCGGCGGTCGGCACTGGCGCGAACGGATTCCCGTCTGCTGGCGTCTCGGGCGTGAACGGATTGACGGCGACGGCCGGACCCGTCATGCGGTCGGACCCGCCAGCGGTTCCTCGTCTTCCTCAGGTGGCACGACGGTAGGCGCGGGCGCTTTCGGGGCGACCTGTGGCCCCTTCACTTTCAACACGTAGGCCGTCGCGTCCGCGGGCTTCATCCCGCCCTGCACCTTCGCGTTCCACAGGTCATGATGACTGAGCGCGTTCTCATCCGTGGCGGGCTTTGCGCCGAGCGGCGTGAGCTTCGGCATGGTGCCCGCCGATGCGTTCGGGATCGCCGTAGGCGACGGTGTGACGGCTCCGGCGTTCGGGAGAGGCGTCGGTGCAGGCGTCGGAACATTGGGCCGCACGAGCGGCGCCACGCGCGGCGCGGGGGTACTAGGAGCTTTCCCTGCGCCCGGCGTGACGAGTGGCTGTAGCTGCTGTGCTGCCGCCGCGGCACCCTGCGGCGTCGGCGGTTCCCCCGCCTGCGGGACCGCACCCGGCACTGGCGGCGGCAAGCGGACCTGCCCGTTCTTCGGCGTCACCAGCGGCGCGATCGGCGTGGTCGGCTTGGCTCCGACCGGAGCCGGGACCGTCAGCTTCACCCGTGCCGCGTTGATGTCCTCCGCAGTTGGGGCCGCGCCCGGTGTCGAGCCCGGCGTCATCCCGGCCGCCTGCAGCCGCACGTTCGCGTTCGTCGCCGCCGCCGCACTCTTGGTGCCAACCGCCGCCGCCGATGCCCGCGCCTCGTAACTCTGAATCTTGAGCCGACTCGCCTCCGCCGCTACGTCCTTGTCGTTCGCGATGATCTGCTCGGCCTTGTCCGGATCACCACCGGAGAGCGTCGCGAGCTTCGCGAGGAAGTCGTTCTTCTGGAGCCGGTTCTGCGCTGGCGTGACGGGCTTGTTCGCACCGGCCGCCGTGCGCGCACGGATCGCTCGCTGGCCCACCCAATCGCGGAGCTCGGCCGCCTTTTGCAACGTGTCGAGCTTATCCGTCTGCTTGTCGGTTTCCGCTTTGTGTTTCGAAGCGATGCCACGCGCATCTTTCAGCGCGCTCACGTAGTCGGTGCTCTCGGCGTCAAACTCCGGCGGCTGGCCCGATTCGTCCGGCTGCACCAGCGTGTGTTCCGGGAACTCCTTTGTGAGATCCCCATAGGCGCGCTTCTGCGTGGCCTGCTGGCGTGCGGACGGGGCCGCGAGGCGCTCTTGGGCGTTCCCGATCATCGCCGTGCGGTAGGCCGTCATTGCGTCGAGTTGCGCCCGGTGCATCTCGCTCTCCTGCTTCAATCGTGCGAGCTGCAACGCGTAGTTCTGCTGGCCCATCTTCCGGAGATAGGCCCCGTGCATGAGCGAGCTCGCGCCGCCGGAGATCGCGTTGATCGCGCCCGCGACATCGATTTGATGCGGCTGCACGGGGAATACCCCCGAGTCGAACAAGCCGCCAGGATGCGCGCGCGGAATCGCCATCGTTACCTCACCCGTTCACGTTGAAATCGCTTGTGCTCGTTGCCATCTTCGCCGAGCCGGTCGAACCACCCGCTGCCGGGTTCGCCCACGCGCCGCGGCCCAACGGATTCACCGGGTCGATCCCGCGAAAGCTCCCCGGGTACGGCGTGCTCTGATCCCCCGAGAGCGCCGCGCCCGCTGAGACGCCAGACGGCAACGACGCCGGGTTCGCCTTCATCGCGTTCAGCGTGCTCCCCGCTTCCATCGCGTTCACGCCTGCGCCGATGCCGGCCGCGCCCGCGTTGATCATCGACTGGTTCGCGGTCTCGTTCACGCCCGAGAGTTCGGCCTGTTCCTGATTCTTCATGCCCGTCTGTTCGAGCGCCTGCTCGCGGCGGAGATCCAACGTCTGCTGCCCCCCGAGGGTATGCGCGCCACCGACGCCCACCGTCTCCCCGGGACCGACCGCCGTACCGGAAGTCACGTCGCCGCCACCCGTCAAGCCACGACCGCCGGACTGTTCCGCCACCTGTTGCCGGGTGTCCAGTTGCGAGAGCCCGAGCCGCTCCTGCCCGGTCTTGTACGCGTTCGAGATGATCCCCTTCGACCGTTGGCGCGTCTGATTCGCCCCGACAGCTCCGGCGACTCCGGACGCCACGCCCACCCCGACTGATACGGCTATCCAAGACATGCCATCTCCGGGGTGAGAGGGGAATCAGGGTGAGGAAGCAAGGTGTTCACATGCGGTTCGATCAGCAATCTCTCGAGTTGCTCCACATCTCGCACGTTGTCCGGGTTCGCGTGGACCGTCGTCCACACCACATCCTCGTGCACGAGCCCGACGCGACGGGTCCCCGGCGGTGCGACAAAAGCACACGGCGCGGTGATCGTCCGGCGCTGCTCGGGGCCGTGCACGCCCTCCACCCACACCTCGATAACCCCCTGAGAGATAATGTTGAGGTGCTCGGTGCGGTGAAGTTTCCCCGTCATGAACGTGCCGGCCACGGCTCGAATCTCGCGGGCGTATATCCCATCCCCGAAGTGATGGAACACCGGGACTTCGACGCGTGGAAACCCCGCGACCATGCCCGCCTCGATCGCGTCCACGCTGGTCGAGGCGTTCGGTTCGATCAGGAGTGCCAACGATTCCATCGTCATCCCGTCAGCCTCCGGCCGCGATGAGTTTGATTTTCGCACCGAGGGCGGGCGCCGCCGTGAACTTGACGCGATTCGAGTCGCCCGCGTATCCCGCCGTGATCCCCCGGAGGGCGTAGTCGTAACTAGATCCCGGCTCTGCCTCGTGTTGCAAAACCCCGTTGATGAACACCATGAGATCGCCACCCCGAAGCACCGTCACGGGCAAGGCGAACTCCGTCGTCGCCCCGTCGCCCGCGACCACCGGCGCGGCGTGATGGAAATGCGCCATTGCGTCGAGCACGTTCCGCGGACGATCCTTGGCCCCACTCATGAGGACCTCATTCGGCCGCACTCCCGCCCGAGGGCTTCTCGCCCAAGGCTTCGAGCTGATACCGACCGGCCGCCGCCACGCAGTCAAACCGGGCGCTGATCCATGTCCCGTTCCGTGGCAACAGCGGCAGACGCACGAGCGCGCGCTGGCCGTTCGAGCCGAGTCCCGGCAACATGCGCCACGCGGTCCCGCTCCACTGATTCAGGAGTGCGGCCGGGAACGCGGGCGTGATCGCCCCCGCCGTGCTATTGCCGATGTTCGGATTCGTCAGCGAGGTATCCAACCAGAGATCGTTGACCGCGGGCCCGACCGGCGCGACGGCCGCAATCGTAAGCAAGAAGTCGTCCGATGTAGCTTCGTCTACCGTCGTCGTCACGTGGAACTGGATCGGCAACGCCCCCGCCGTCTCCCACGACAGCGTGAGGTACAGCCGCTTGAGCGAGCCCCGGCCATCCGGGCCGAACGCGGCATACGGGCCGAACTCCGTCGTCGGGAGCACGGCCGGCATGATCGGGCTGGCGCTCGGGACCGACTGGAAGCCGAACCGCTGCACGGTCGCCTTGCCCGCCGTTGCGGTGCCCAAGAACCGGACCTCGCGCTGCTGGCCCTCGCGACGAGCGTAGAGCGCCGCCGTGTACTGCACCCCGGAAAACACCTGTCGCGTGAAGCCGCCCGTCAGCACGTTGTACTTGATCAGCACGGTATCCTGGCCGAATCCCGAGCCCTCGCCCGCGTTGCACCACGGGATGCCGACCAGCACCTCGTGCCGGTCCCAGTCTACTGCGGTCCACACCAGATCCTGATTCGTCCGGCCGGGATAGCTGGCGAGCGTCCGCGTCGGGTCGGTCCAGATCAGATCCCAATAGCCGTTCGAATGACCGTCAAAATCAACCAGCTTCTGAAAGAGCGCCACAGGGAGACTGGCCCCGTCGAAACTCCACAGCCCTTGATCGCTCACACCGTACATGAGCTTGTCCGGCCCTTCGATCAGCGCATACGGGCCGACGATGTTGAACGCCTTCATGACCGGCGTAAACCCGTCCGAGAGGAAGGAGTCTCGCCCGTAGCCCGCGATGTAGTGGAGCCCCTTGTTCGTGCCGAAGAACAGCTTGCCGAACAAGGCGATCGCGCCCCGGATGATTTCCCCCGCCCCGCCGAGCACGATGGCGTCCGAGTCGGTGAACTTGCGATTTCCGGAAGCCGCGATGTTGTCGTTCCCGTACTTGAGCGGGAGCCCGAGATTCGAGAACATCACGCGGGCAGGGCCGTCGCCGTTCGTGGCGTCCAGCGAGTCGAAGCCCCAGCCCCACGCGTGGTTGTTGTAGGCGATGACGCCGCGAAAGAACAACTGCTGCGCGTTACTCCCAACGTCGAGCCCGCCGCCACTGAGCACCACACCGTCGCCGTTCGCGCCCGTGCCGAGGGCGTTAAAATCGCCAATCGGAAACGCGACGGCGGCCGTGGCCCCGATGTCTTGCACCGCCGCGTAGAGGCCAAAGGCGGCGTTCGCTTTCGGGGCGAAGCCTTCCCGTGCCCCGAGACAGAACAAGGAGACATTCACTTCCTTCGTGCCGCCGCCATTGGGGACGGTCCAGACTCCCGGCCATGGATAGCCGGTCGCCACGATGCCTTCCGGATCGGGCGCCGTGTTGATCGGAGCCAAGCCCGTCGCGAACGGTGACGCCTCGCCCTGCCGCGCAAAGGCAATCAGAAGATAGGCTTCTCCGGTGGGGTTGACGGTTCCCTGTCCGATCGCCAACACCTTCGTCTGATCGAACCCTGGCATCGCCGCAAGCAACGCGTAGAGCCGGTCCCACGGTCCCCGCACCGCCGCCGAATCCTGTAACGTGAGATAGTCGCTCACATCGCTCGTGGCGACCAACGCGCCCCGTGTCCCGATGTCGTAGCCGTCCGCCTCGAGCAGCTCCGTGATCTGCCGCTGGCCGACCGCGCCCTGCAGGACGACGCCACCACCAAAGTTGCTGACATGAAGTGGGCTCATGCGGTCCCGCTCGGCACCCGTTCCGCCGGGCCATGCAAGAACTCCAGCGCCGACGCCGCCAGATGATACTCCGCCGCGAACGCCGCCACCCGCATCCCCTGATCCGCCGCCAGCTTCCGGAACTGCTCGGGATCACGATCCTCGTCCTTCGCGTCGAGATAAAGCGCGAGATCGTTCACCAAGAGCAGCGTGTGCCGCATCGGAAATACGGCGTCGATGGTGCTGGCCAAGGTCGAGAGCGTCGCCCCCGAGAGTAGCATCCACGCGTTGAGCACGTCCCCGCCGACCGGATCGCCCGGCGCGAGTCGGGAGTAGATCGTGCTTCCGGTCCGGAACATGCACGGCGCCGTGTGATAGACGCGGGTGATCTCGGCGGCAGGAATGAGATGGACCGTCGCCCCACCGGCATACGGTGGCAGGGGGTTCGGGTACTGGATGCGCCGCAACTCGATCAGGTCCACCGGCAACGCGTAACTCGCTGACGCCCCGACCAGCGTGATCGTGACGACGCTCGCAAACTCGTCCGGGCGCTGGCGGGCCGCGAGCGCATACACGAGAGCGTAGTTCCGGTTGAGGCGGTCCAGCAACTCGGCGTCAGTCGCCAACTTGCCTGGATCGTTCGCGGTACTACGGGCGTATCCGGCCTCGATCAGCTGTTCGGCGGTCGTCATCTTACGGCGCGTCCCCGGCGCCGATCGACTGGAAGGTCATCGTTCCGGCACCCGTCACCGTCACCACGTAGTCTACGAAGGTCGCCGTCAGGATCGCGACGTGCCCGCCCAGCGTCACGCCACCCCCTGCGGTCAGCGTGCACGTCCCACCGGAGGTATTGAGAATCCGGCAGACGAACGAGGCACCGACCGCGAGCGTGGCGTCCGCGATCATCTGCGCCGCCGTGCGCGTCGTCAGCGTCGAAGCGGAGATCCCGGTGTATAGCGCGGCGACGAACTGCGCGCCCGTCAACTCGCCCGGTGTCGCGACATACGGGCCCGCCGTCGCCACCGTCGTGGACTTCGCGTGGAGCGCCAAGGCGACGAGCGCCGCGGTCGTGCTGACCGCGAAGGCGTCCGTGGTCACCTTGTTGGCGGTGACGGTCGCACTCACCGCCGCGGTCGCGGCGGCCGCCGTGGCCGCGTTCGTGACGACCGTAGCCGCCACCGCGGCCGTGGCTGGAGCGGCGGCCATCGCGAGGGACGCGAGCGTATCCAAGTCCGCGTTCGCTTCGATGGTCGTGTGGCCTACAAAGATTTGCGTCATGTGCCGGCTCCGCCGGTCGAGGGGCTATCACTATCCACGGTATACCACCATTTCCTGTTCGGGCGAGAGCAGCATGTCGAGCGCTGCGGCGCCGGAGTCACCCGAGGCGCCCTGGGCGGCGGCAAGGATCGCGGCCCGCTGATCGGCCGGAATCTCCTTCGACTGCGCCGCCAGCATCGCCGCGATGTCCGCGATGAGTTGCCCACAGAGCACGGCGGGCAACGTCAGCTCGTCGTCCAACGAGAGCAGTTTCGTCAGCCCGACATAGCTGATCTGGATGCCGTTGACGTTGTACCAGCGGTCGGCGGTGTTGCCGCCCGTGCTCGTCGCGGGAAAAAGTCCCGAGAAGGGGAGCATCGGCACCAAGCGATTGCCCGCCATGAACGCCAGCGGGTTCCGGCCGGGCAGGGCCGCATTGCGTTGCCGCTCATTCACCAAGTCGAGCGGGATGAACTGCTGGCTCCCGCCCGACGCGTTTGTGTAGACGACCATCGCGTTGATGAGCCGCACCATGTCCTGCGGGAGAGGGAACCCTTGGGCACCCCCGAGCAGGGCCAGCGGGTCCGACGCGATGGCAGGTTCGGACGGATCGAGGAACGGGACGCCGTTCTCGTTGACGTGCATCGCCCACCCGTCCTGATTCTGCACACCGACATACGGGACGCCACGCGCGAAGCTCACGAGGAATCCGACCATCGGCACGTTCGGCGTCACCGCGTACTCGATGGCGGTTCCGACAATCCCCTCGATGGCGGCCCCGCCCTTGGCCAGCAACTCGTTCTGCCGCTGGTTCAGGAACAGCAGCACCGCCCCGTCCCCGAGCGCGATGTCGGTGAACGACCAGTGCCGGAGCCGCGCCGAGTCGATGATGATCCGCGCGGTCGTCGTCAGGAACGACGGCGGGGTGCCAAGTGAGCCGAACGGATTCGTCGCAATCGGTGGCAAGGTCGTATCCAGCGTCGGGACGCCGCCGACCAGCTGCAAGGTCCAGCCCGTCTGGTAAATACTCATGCGGACCTCACTGGAATTCCCAGACGATGATCATGCCGCCCTGTCCCGGGTAATCGCCCGCGACGAGTCCGCCGCCGCCTCCGGGGGCTTGCGGCGGCCGTTGGCCTCCACCACCCACGCCCACGCCACCATCTGCGACGCGGACGAACGACGAGCCGTGGCCACCGTGCGGTGCAGAGCCGCCCCATGCCGCACTCGTGACCGCCGTGTCGTTCGCCACTCCGTCTGAGCCGGGTTCGCCGGACAGCGTCAGGAGCGCCGTTGCCGTGCCACTACCGACGCCTCCAGCACCGCCAGAGGCGCCAGCCACCTTTCCACCGCCTGCGACGACGAGCGTTGCGTTGACGGACGAGTCCGCGCCGTCTGCTTGATCGGCATTTCCCGCCACGACGAGCGTGAGCACATCGCCCGGCGTGACGGGTAGGCTTGCCCAAGCATAGGCACCCCCACCGCCACCGCTGACCGTGGCGAAAGAGGGGTCGCCACCACCACCGCCGCCCCAGACTTCGACCTCGAGCCGCGTCACGCCCGCGCTCACCGTATGCGCGGTGGTGTTGGTCGTCTGCGCGGCGTAGCTACCGGTCGGCAGATACACGAACGGCACCCGCTTGGGCGGGGGAATCACCCCACCACCTGCCGCCAGCAACGCCGCGAGGTTCAGGTAGAGCCACGTCGGGACCGGCGGTGTCCCCCACATCACCAGAATCTTCCCGTTCAAGTCGGCGGGCAACCGGATCGCGGGGGCGACCCCGGCCACGGGCACGTCGCCCATGATCATGTCGCCCTGCGTGGTCATCGGGTTGGCGATGGCCGAGGCGGTGAGCGCGTCGATCTGCGATTGGAGCGAGGCCAGGGTCGCATCAATCGCCGTGATCTCGCCGTTGATCGTGGCGATCTCCCCGTTGAGCGTCGCAATATCCGCGAACAGGGTGGCGATGTCCGCGAGCATCGTCGCGATCTCCCCATTGATCGTAGCAATGTCGGCGAACAGCGTCGCGATGTCCGCTTGCGCGGTGCCGATATCGGCGGTGTTCGTGACGACATCGCCCTGCAGCGTCGTGATGTTGTTCTGGATCGCAACGATCACGGCCGTGAACGTGCCGACGGACGTGGTGTTCCAGAGCGCGTCCAAATCGGCCCGAGAGGCAAGGGCGGTATTGCCGATGAACTTCCCGCTCATGGGTGCCTGCCGTCCTCGCCGTCGTGTAGCACGGCGAGCCAGAGGAGCATGATGACCGCGAACAGGAAGAGTGCGCCGATCACGGGGCGGCCGGTTTCGGTGGGGACTTCCGGATCACGCCCGTCGTGTTGTCGATCTCCTCGTCCGCTTTCAACCGGTAGCGCTTGACGAGGAAGCCCGCGTATCGCTGGTAGTGGATCGCGACTGCTTCGAGGGCCGCCTTCTTGGTGTTGAACGCGAGCTGCGCGTCCTGCACCGCTTCGTAAGCGACATCGACCGGCTTCGCCAGCGCCTGCAGCTTCGCGAGTTCGGGCGCGAGGATCTTGCGTTCCTTCTTCTTCGGCGTGCTCATGCGATGTCCACCACGCCCGCGTAGCCCGTCTGCGCCTTGCCCCACGCGACGACGGCCGTTCTGAGCGCTACGATGCCGGGGAAGGAGGCGAGCGGGCCCGTCACGTCGAACTGCTGGCGCGTGGTGACGTTGTTGAAGGCGTCTGTCACGTCCCGCTCGACGGCGAGGGTGAGGACACCAGCTTGGGCGTCGAAGGTCGCGCGGAGAATCTTGGGGTTGGTCATGGGAATCTCTTAGATGAGGACGATGGACTTCCACGCGCCCGAGACGTGGTTGTAGACCCACAGCTTGTTGTTCGTGGTGTCGAAGCGCATGGCCGACTGCTTGTCGGTCGCGTTGGTCGGCACGCCCGTCATCGCGCCCGCGACGGTCGGGAGAAACAGGAAGCCGACCACGTCCGTCGTGGCATACGTCGCGAGCGCGCCGTGGAGAGTGTCGCCCCCCGACTTCATCAGGGAGAGGGTGCTGAACCCAGCGCTAACCGGGACCTCGACCGCGCTGCGCCGAACGGTGCCGTCGTAATAGAGAAGTTTTACGCCGCCGGTTCCGCTCTCCCCAGACAGTTGTGCCCACTGCGGTGCCGGACCTGACGATAGCAGGATACCGGCGGAAAGTTCGCCCGCCCCGACCGTGAGCTGAAGGCTTCCGGCAAGGGAAGCCGACCTCAATGTGGCGACTGTCCCGTCATCAGTCACCGCGAAGTTGTCACGCGTATTCGCACTATTCCGTATCGCGAGTCCGTTCGTGGAGCCGCCGACGATACGGGCCGTGGCTTGCCCGGCGACGAGTTCCGTGATCCCGGTCGTCGTCCCCATCCGCATCTTCCACATATCGGCGGCCGTCTGCGTCGTAGCCCCGGACGCGATGACCTGACCGCCTTGGAACGTCAGTCCGGCTGGCACCGCCGCGCCGGTCGAGAGGTTCGCGATGATGCGGAGCGAACCCGCCGCCGTATCCACGCCGACCGCTGCCGTGCCACTGACGGCATTGACCGCCGCACCAGCCGCGCCGCTCACCATGACACCGGTGACGTTGCCGGTCAGGTTGCCCGCGAACGCCGTCGCCGTGATCGTGGAGGCGAGGAACCCGACCGTCGCGAGCCATGTTGCGAGCGTCCCGAGCGTGACCTTTCGCGTGAGCGGAACCGTCGTCACGTTGATGGAGACCGGAACAATGGTGGCCGTCGCATCAAGTACGCCGACCGCTGCCGCAGTCATCCCGGAAAATTTCGTTGCCATAGTCGGCTCCTCTTAGGCTTCGGTCACGAGCACGTCGCCCGTTTCTGTTTCCATCTCGATCCCGTCCTCGGTGATGATGATATTCGACGGTAACACGGCTTCTCCCTCGCCGTCTACCGTCGTGGCGAGAAGCTTGAATCCCACCGTCAGATTCGTCGGCATCGCCGTGTCCTTCCTACCAGCCCGCCACGATGCCGCTCGCCGCCGTCGCCGCCATCACCTTGATCCCGTTGATCGGATGCCACCCGACCGGCGCGTTCGGAAACGTCATCAGCGTGTTTCCCGGTCCCGCCAACGTCACCACCAGATCCCCGGCGACGCCGACGTACAGGCACCGGAACCCGTTGATGTCGCCGAGGACCGTCGTGTCGCTGGGCGTCACGGTCGCCGCCTCGTTGATCGGTCCCGCGAAGTCCCCGAACTTGGCCGTCATCGGTCAGCCCTCCAACGCTTTGAGAGACGCCGCCACCATCGCCTCGCGCTCCGCCAGCAAGGCGAGCCGATCGTCGTGCTCCTTCCGCATCGCGTCGCGCTCCTTCTCCAACTCACGCTCCACGGCGGAGAGCTGCTTCGCCTTGGACGCCAGTTCCGTCGCCTGCTTCCGGAGTTCCGCCTTGGCGGGCGGCTCCTCGTAGGCGACCATGCCCCGACGCGCGCGAATGTCCGCTTCGACCTCGTCGCCGAGTCCCACCTGCAACGCGCCCGACGCGAGATTGAAATCGTTCGGTCCGGAGACCGGCTTCTGACTGACTCCCATGACACACCTCGAAAAGAAAGTGATCCGCGCCCCGCCACCATCCTTAGTCCATCACCGTTACCGCGTGTCGCTCTGCACAGTTCGGGCACCACCTACGTCCTTTCGCGTGGCACCCGAACAAGCAGCCGCAATCCCTTCACACCTTGACTGTCTGCTTCGCGTTGAGCGAGATCGTGTCGCCCACCGCCCGAGTACCCATCGGCTCCTCGGTTACGAGCGTCACGTTGCAGTCCTCGTTTGCTGCGTCCTGCGTGGACGTGATGGTGCAAGGCACGTTCACCTTGTCGCCAACGGCCAGCGGCTTTCCGTCTCGATCATGCATGTGTCGCTCCTTGTAATGTGGACTGTTATCGGTGAACAAGTTGGATCGTAACGGGATAAAACTCGCTCACCCCGCCACCGGCTTTCGTGCCGGCGTGGTACTGCCGACTTGCCGCTTCTTCCGTCGCGTCATCGCCCGCGTCCATCGCCCGCTGATCCCGCTGGTCGTTCATGCGCTCCAGCCGTTCCCGGAGTCGCCGCGCTTCCGCGTGGTTCCACTGATCCGCCTGCCGCATGAACGTCACGACCCACGGCCCGAGCGGAGCATACTCCCCGTCCTGCGCCATCGCGGGTAATCCCGTCGCCACGTCCGTTGGCTTCGTGACGAAACATACTCTCGTCCAACTCCGCCACGGCGCCGTCCCTTGTCCATCGTCGCGGATGATCTCCCACAATCCCCGATAGATCGGGTTGATGACTTTCCCGACCGCATCGTAGCCGCCCCGTGTCTCCATGACGGCCTTCGGTTCCCAGCGCACGTTGAGGAGCGGGTCCAGGAGTTGCAACTCCCGAACCACACTCTCAACGTCGATGCCCGACTGCGGCGCATCCACGATCTAGCGCACGATCAGGTGTACGCCTGCACGACGGGCAACTCGCCACCGACCGGGCCGAGTGGTTCCGGGCCCGTCAGCGGACGGGAACTCGTGACGGACTGTCCGACCGGCACGATGGTGAACTTCCGGGACGGGTGCGCCGGCGCCAGGAGTGCCGCCTGTGTCGCGCACGCCGCCAGACTTCCCGAGAAGAACAGCCGCCCGCTCTGTTCGTCCCGAACTTCGTAGGTGCTGAACGTGCTCATGGTCGTCTCCTTGGGTGCGCTTATCCCACCGCAATCGCGGTGATGGTGTAGGCGCCGGTTTCCGTGGTGCCGGTGCCAGCGACCTGCGTGGCGATCAGGGCATCGCCGCCCGTCAGCGTCCCGCCGAACGTGAACGTCGCCCCAGCCGCCGCCGTGACGAAGATGCTCGTCGCCGCGAACTTGCTCACGCTGCCCGTCTGGCCGATGGACAACGTCGGGGCCGCGCCGTCGCCAGCCGCGAACACCGTCGTCACGTTCACGGTCACGATCACCTGTCGATCGTTCGCCGCCGCCGCGAGCAGCGCCTTGGTGCCTGTGTCCGTCTTGATCGCGGCCAGTGTCGCCGCCGCTAGCTTCGTCGGCTGCACCACGGCCACGTCGTTCGTCACCACCACGTCCCCCGTGATGGCGCTGGCACCGAGCAGCCCGTCGATCTCCAGGGCCTCGGCGGTCCCGTTCGGCCCCAGCGCATACCCGAGCGCCAAGAGCGTTGGTGCGGTCATGTTGCTCATCGGGTTCTCCTGTTAGTTGGATGCGGGAGTCGGCCGAAAACGAACCGACTCCCGCGCCCGATGGGTTACGGCGTGATGAGAGACGCCAGACCGCAGTTCGCGTCCGGCCCGTCGTGGTACGCCGCCGTGACACCCGCGGCACCCAGCAACGTCGTGCCCGGCGTAAACACGTTCGTGGTGTTCGTGATGTCGAGGATGCCGACGATCACGGTCCCCGCTGGCGGAAGCGACGGCCAGCGGCAGGCATTCAGCGCCGCCGCCGCACTCGCGAAGTTCGCGATGACCTGATCATTCGACGGCCGCGCCGTGATCTTCGTCGTCGCGTTCGTCGCATCCCAGCAGATCTGCTCCCGACGCACCGAGCCGATCGCCAGCGTGTTCGGATCGCCCGCCGCGAAGTCGGCCGCCAAGAGCAGCGGGTCCGTCGCCGTGAGCGAGGTGAGCACGCCGTTGACCATCAGCTGCGTCGTGGCCGTGCTCTTGACCTGCGTCGTCACCGTGGCCGTGTTCAGCACCGGCGGCGCAACGGCGGCGGCCGCTACCTGCCACGCCGGCTTGTGCAGGCGGAAATACGCGTGTTCCCGCACCAGCGCGTCGATCTGAGCGATCAGCGTGCCGATGGGCCCGAGCTGCGCGTTCGGGTCGTTCTTGATCGTGTCGTTGACTGACATGTTCGGCGCCTCCCGGTTAGTTGTGGGTGATGTTGAATCCGATACCTACGCGCCTCGGTTCCTCAAAATCCAAGTTGCTGTACCACTTGAGCAACGCTTCCTTCGCGTCCTGTCCCGGCACGACGCGCATGATCCCCTGGCCGTCCTGCAGCCAATGCGGGTCACGCGTCTGCGCCCACGCGATGCACTTCGTATCCATCAGGAAGATCGCCTTGATGGGGGCGCGGGAGTCCTTCGAGATACGCAGGCCGTCGTGCTCGATGATCGTGTGACCGCCTTCGAGCTTCGTGGCTGGCACGAACCGCTGGCCGGGCTGGAGCAGGGCTTCGTAGTCCGCCACCATCTCCGTTGAGCACATGAAGAGGTTCGACTCCTCGTCGTCCGTCCGCTTGTAGATCGCGTCCCGGAGCGAGCGAATGCCCGCCAGTGACAGGGCCGCCGCGAAGTTGATGACGTTCCCTTCCCATTCCGGAAAGTCCGTGCGGTTGATGCCGTGATAGACCACAGACGGCAGACCGAGCGTCGTCATGAACGCGGCCGTGGCGCCACCGATCAGCAGGCCCTCGATCTCGAGACCGCCCGAGCCCAGAATCGTGACCGGCGTGTTGTCGGCGACCGCGTTGGCGAGGCCGGTCTTGAGCGTGAAGGTCGTTCCCGACACCGACTTGATGACGTAGCCCTGCCCGGCGTTGTCCTCGGTGCCGAACTGGACGGTCATCTGCCGCTTGATCAGGAACGTCGTGTTGGTGGCCGTCGAACCCCACAGGACACCGTAAGCGGAGTCCACCGTGATCACGGTGGCGCCCGCGAGCAGCGCGCCGTTGACCAACGCGAGGTTGCCCTGTCCGTCCGCCCAGCACTGGCGACCCGTGAAGAGCCGGAGTCCTTCCTTGGTGTCCTTGAGGATCTGCATCGCGAACTCCACAAACGCCTTCCGCGTGCCGAACTCCTCCGACTGGCCCGTGATCTTGAACGGCGCGTAGTTGTAGCGCGCCTTCAGCGTCACGTCCTGGTACTCGCCCGCGCCGTAGGCCGGCATCTGGGCACCTTCCGCGCGCGCGCCCTGTCCCTGCGAGGCGCCGACCTTCGCGCTGTACACCCGCTCGCGGCCGCTCGTCATGCCCACGCGCTTGAGCGTGTCACGGAACGGGGTGGCGATGTTGATGGCCGAGACGATCTGCCCCTGCACGTAATCCTCCTGCAGGAGCGCGTCCCAGTTGGCCAGTGAGGCCACGAAACTCATGAGAATATCCTCTGTCCGTTGCCGGACGTGAAAGTCGAATGGCGCGCGCGGACTATCCGGCGCGCGAACTGAATTCCTCGATGAAGTCCTGATCGTTCTTGGCGACCTTCCGCGCGCCCGGCGCCGGCGCGCTCCCGGAACCCGGACGAATCTTGAGCGGTGCCCGCTGCCGGTCGCCCACCTTCGCCTTCGTGTACTCGCGGCTCTCTTCCCGCCGGCGGCCCCGCGTAGCGTCCTTGAACACTTTCGCCTTGGCGCGGGCGATCCCACGGATCTCCGCCTCCGAGATGTCTCCGTAGATGGAGAGGTGCGCAGCGATCCCTTCCTCAACACCGGCTGCGAACGGCACCCCCGCCGCCCGACTCGCCGCCCGACCGAGCTGGATGAACCGCTCGATCTTCTGCTCGTGCTGGATCCGCTTGTCGCCGTCTGCCGTCTCCGCCTTGGCGGCATCCCGTCGCGCGTTCTCGACGAGTGCCGCATGTCCGGCCACCGCGGTCTTGTTGCCGTCGAGTTCGTTGACGATCTCGTTCACCTGCTCCGAGAGCTCGGGATGTTCCAGCAGCATCGCGACGATGAAGTTCGCGGGCTTCTCCTTGCGGAACCGCTCCTCCGCTCGGAACGTGACCGCGGCCGTGCGTTCGGCGGCGAGTCGCTGGGTGGCGCGAGTGAACCCCGCCTCGAGATCCCGGAGCTTCTTCGCGACGATCGGCCGCGCGGCTTCCGGGATGTCCTTGAGGGATGGGTTGGCCCCCTCCGCCTCGAGCGCGGCCTGAAACTCGGCGTCGAACTCCGCGTCCTCTTCGGACTCTTCGGATGGTTCGTCGTCCTCGTTCGTGGCGCTCTTTTTCGTCTTGCCCTTCGGCGGTGCCTTGGAGTCCTCGGTGTCGTCACCGGGCTGCTCCTCGTCGTCGTCGTCGGTGTCGTCCCCTGCGTCCTCGTCGTCGTCAGAGCCTTCGCCGTCGCTGGCGGGTTCCTCCTCGGAGTCCGAGTCGTCCTCCTCTTCCTTCTTCGCTGGCTCGCCGGTCGCGTCCTTCATGGGCTGGCCCTGCTCGCCGCCTGTCGCGTCGCCCGGCTTCTCCGCGCCCGCCAAGGCGATGAACTCCGCCTCACTCATGACCGTGGGTGCACCGCCATCCTGCGCGCGCGCGAGCATCGGCGTCATGGCGAGCATGACCGCGGCCACCAGTAGCAGGAACAAGGCGATCTTCGTCGTGCGTGAGAGGTGCTTCATGAGAATCCTCAATGGAGTCAGGGGTTGCTCTCGAAACGGATACGGGGTCATGCGCCCACTCCCGCCGGCGCCAAGTCGGCGCTGGAGAGTGCGGGTTGATCGTTCGGGTTCGTGTCGCCACCACCGGGAGCAGCGGCACCCGGAGGAGGAGCGAGCGGACCGGCACCCGGAGGGGCGGCCGGCGGCGCACCGCCCGGAGGGGCCGCGCCCGCGCCCGGCTGACCGCCAGCGCCACCGCCCGGCGCCGGTGGACCTTCGGGCAGTCCCGCGCCTGAGGCGCTCACCAGCCCTTCTGCGAGCTCGTCCACCGCCGTCGCGTGCTGCCGCATGTGGTCGATGAACGCGGCCTGCGCCGCATCGCTCCATCGATCGTAGCGCGCGCGGTCCATCTTCATGAACCGATAGTGCGCTTCCAAGTGCTTCGGCTGCGACTGCCAGAACGCCAACGTCGGGAGCAACTTCATCTGTTCCGGGTCGCCCGGCGGGGTGTCCTTCGGCGGGTCGTAGGCCTCGAACATCGCATGTTCTCTTTGCACTTCCACAAGGTCCGGATCTTCGTCCGACTCGAACGCCTCCAAACCGGAGCCGCCAAAGTCGAGGATCTCGGCCAAGGCTTCCCGGTCCACCGAGCCGTCCGGCTTGACCACGAGCCCCGGCACCTTCGAAATCATCCCCATCTTCGCGTCGAACTGCGCCGCCTTCGACCAGGGGAATGAGGAACCGACCTGCACGCGCACGTCCAGCCCGTCCACCAAGTCGGAGCCGTCGAAGCTGCGGACCTCCCACTCGCCTTTCTCGCCACGGATCTGGATCTTCCGCTCTTCCCGGTAGTGGCGTTGGGCGAGCACCAACATGCGGCGCCCGGCTTCCTCGAACGCCATCTCCCACGACTCCAAGTCCGGCGTGAGCACCGAGTCGACTTCCTCCTGCTCCACCAACATCGGGCGTCCTGCGGTCACGCCTTCCGGCGTCTTGCCCATGCTGTTTTCGGACAACGATGCAACGGTGCGAATCTTGTCCATCAAAACCGCGCGCTCGTTGTAGATCGCTTCCGGGAGCGGGTGGAGCTCGATCTGCATCGGCGGCTTGCCGAGCGCGTAGCCCTTCGACGTGAGCACTTGCGCGGGGTCGGAGTTGATCACGAGCCCCTTGTCCGCCGGGTGCTTCACGTACTTCCCGCCCATCGCCATCGTGACTTCGTGCTCCTTGATCTTCCCGTCGAGCTGGTTCAACTGCTCGTTCAACGTCACGATCTGCGGGAGCACACCCATCGCCTGCGGCTGGCCGGGGATCGGGAGCGACAGGACCGGAATGAGCGGCGGCCAGAACCCGTTCGGGAGCGGGGCTTCGCCGGTCGGATAATCCGTGTCGTCGTCTTTCGGCCACACCTTCGTCCGCCCGATGCTGATCCAGTGGCGGCCGTCCGGGTAGTCCTTGTCCTTGTCGTGGTAGTACTCGCACACGAGGACGCGATCGCCGAGCGCCTCGTCCTGCGACGCGCCAAGTTGCGAACCCAAGATGTTCGATGCACCAAGCCAGCCGGAGCCGGCCGCGGCACTCGCCATCAGGTCCTGATACATCTGCCGGTCGCCATCACCGCCGGAGTCGAGATCGACCTCCGCGACCTCGAAGTGCTTCGCCGCTTTCCCCTTCGGCCAGAGCTTCGCGACGAACATCTCGTAGGCGTCGTCCGCGTCCTCCGCTTCCGGGTTGAACCGGACCGACATCGGGTCCTCGTAGTCGAACGCGACCTCACCCTCGGGCACGAGTGCGCCGTCCGCCTCCAAGTCATACGGGTGATCGGCCTGTCCCGCGGCGCTGTCTGAGGCGGGCGAGTCGGCGGTGTCCGCACCCGGCACAAGCTGCTTGTCGGTCGCCTTGCCGGTGCCCTCGCCCTCATCCTCGTCGGGTCCGGCTTCGCTCGCGTTCTTCCGGATCGGCTCCCCGTCCTCGTCGCACGGACAGGACACGTCCATCGTCGGCTCGGAGTTGGGATCGGCCGGGTTATGGTCCGGGTTCGGGACTTCGACCAGCTGCGTGAGCGGCACCATCTCCCCCGCGTCCGCGTCCCAGTGGATGCGGAGATACACCTGACCGGTGCACAGGAACCAGCCCATCGCGCGGCGGATCTTCGCCGGGAACTTGAGCAGGCGCCAGAGGTGGACGAGGATCGACTGGCCCAACCGGGCACTCTCGCGCGCGACGGAATCGCCGGAGGGTGGGACGACTTCCAGCGTCGGCTTCTGCTTCGTGAGCTTGGTCGCCAGCGTGCGGTAGACCGCGTAGACGATGTTCGTCACCGGCTGCTGGCGCCAGGCGGGGACATCGGTGTCGGTCGTGTAGCGGCGCTTCCCGTCGAGCCACCGGAGCCACTGACGCCCGAGCAGGAACAGGATGGTCTTCACCCACGTCTGATAGAACCCGACGTAGTGATCCCCTTGGACCGTGAAGCGCGAGAAGGAATAGAGACCCCGATTGTCGACCTCGCCCTTCTTCGGGGGAGGCGGGGGCTCTTTGTACGCCCATTCGGTGATCTCTTTCCGTTTGTTCTCGCTCGTGTCTGACGCCACGCACACCCGGATGTGAGGGGGAGAATGGCGAGGGAAGGAGTTGAACCTTCCTGCTTGCGGTTATGGGCCGCAGGAGCGCCCCGCGCTCTTCCTCGCGGGTGCAGGTTGCTTCCCTTCACGCGTCCGCGAAAGAGGACGGGAAACGCGGACTATGGTTTTGGGGGGACTTCCCTGCGACGGGAGTAGATGAGCCGGTACGTGAACACGTCGATGACGCGCGGCCCCCGTTCGATGTAGCCTGCCTCGCGGAGCATCTTGAGGGCCGTCCCGATGGTCTCGGCGCGAACACCCATGTCCGTTGCGACCCGACTTGCTCGCAGTCGCCGGAACTCCATGAAGTCGAGTCGCTTCACGAGGTGGAGATAGAGGGCCGCGACCGATCCCCGCTGGACGAGCAGGGGATCGTCGGCGGCGTCGAGCATTGCGGGGAATACACTCACGCTGGCGGTCCTTCCCGCAACCGGCGCGCGATCGCCCGGAGCCGGATGGACCGGTCCCGGAACTGCTTCGTCCCCTCGTGCGCGCGCTGGATCTCGCTCCCCGTATTGCTCCGGGGCTTGATCTTCACGTTGTCGAAGCCCTTCGCCAGCGTCTCCAGGAACGCCGCGTCATCGAGCAGGAGGTCGTCGCCGCCGTCTTTCACGGAAACACCTCGTCCGCGTCCACCACGCCGACGCGTGACGTGACGCGCTTGAGCCCCTGATCCAGCCAGCGGGCGAAGCGTCGGAGGTTTCCGATGAGCGTGTACGTCTCCAGCCGACGCGTGAACTCCGCCTCGATCTGTTCGAGTGCCAACGCCTGCTGGGCGCCCATGACGTTGTATGTCCGCTCACAGGCGCCCATCGCGATCTTCGCCGCAGCCGTCAGCACGTACTCCTTCGACGCGTTCCGCTTCAAGCCCGCGGGTCCGAGTAGTTCCGGGTCCGACTGCATGGCCTCGGCCTTCGCTTCTTCCTGCGCTTCGGCGACGGAGAGAATCCGACGCTTCCCGTTGAGACTATCCATTGTTCATCTCCTTGAATCGTGGCATCCATGCGTAAGGCTTCCGCGTGAACGCGAACCGCCAGCGACACTCCGAGAACATCGCACCCTCGGGCCCTTGTAGTAGGCCGTGACGATAACACCATCGAAGCACGCGCCATTCCGGGGAAAGAACGAGCCACCAATGAAGCCACCACGGTACGGCCACCGCCATGTCGCGGCCGAACTCACGAAACCAGCGCCAGCCCTCCGGCGCCCGTTCACCCTCGCGCACGTCCAGCCCGTTGCGAAGCGGAAACGCCCACCGCAACCACATCGGCAGGTGCTCGGACGTGGCTGGCGTCCGGAACCGGAGTTGCATCGCGCGGCGCACGTCGCTGGCCGCGCGCCGGCGGCGTAGTTCCCCCATCTCGCCCGGGTCGCCTAGCGCGGCGCGCTCGATCAGCGCGTCAAGCACGATATGCAGTCGCTCGATGCCGATTGGCGTGGAGTCCGCTGAGCGGAACGCCGCGTCCGCAATCGGCGCACACACCGCACAAATCGACAGCGGTCGCCCGTGGGTGCAAGTGCGGCCGCTCACGACCGGGCCTCCTTGGTTTCGAGCATCCCCTCGATGCGAGAGCGTATTGAGTCGATGGCCGCGCACTCCTCGTTTGATCGCGACTCGCCGTTCGTGTCCACGACCTCCCGCAATGTCTCCACGTCCGCCCACGTGAACGGGCACGGCGTCAGCACCTTCACGTCATCGAACAGCGCGCCGGGGCAGCGGAGCACAAAATAGCCCTCACGCTTGAGCGCACCCTCCACGTCCACGTTCATGCTCGACCCGTCCGCCATCGGCTCCTTCACGAGGAGAATCGGCCGGGGGTCCATCAGTCGGCCCTTTCGACGCTGGCCGGTTCGTCCCGCTCACCGGGCCGATGCTTCGCCAGGTGCTTCCGGTCCGCCTCGTCTACCGTCTCGTCCGGCTCGCCGGTCAGCGGCTTCATGTCGGGGAGGACTTCGTGGCAGGGGCACGTGAAGTGCGCGGACGGCGCGTTCTCGCCAGAGCGCCACGAATACACAGGCGCGCCGCAACGCGGGCAACTGCCGGTGTGCGTGTAGTCCATCACGACACCGATTCCCACGTGATCGGCCCGTCCACGATCTCGAAGTTCAAGTGCGTGCCCTGCGCCTTCGCCACCTGTTGAAGTTTGTCGAACCACGCGCGCACGAGCGCCGCGTCGTTCGTCCCGAGATAGTTCCACAGCACCACCGCCAGCGCGCGGTCGCTTGCTCGGGAGCCCGCCTTCGGCTCACCCGTCTCCTCCGCCTCATACTCGCCCGCCGTTGCGTCCGACTGACTGACCGAGAGTCCGCGCACCTCGCCCCGTGTCACTTCATCGCGTTCTGCTTCCACTGTCGTACCTCTCTCATTGAATGTCACTGCCGGAGCACCGGCCCATACCGGCTCTCGTCGGGTCCTGCCGTATCTGCGTCCATCTCCTCGAACTCCTGCGCCAGCCGCTCCAACAACGTTAGCGCGCGTGGCGGCTTCACCTCTTCCAAGGGGCCGAGCCACTCCATGACGAGGTAGCGGGTCTCGTCCATACAATCGGCTCCGTCCGCCGTCGCGTCGTCCGGCTCGTCCTTCTGCACCTTGCCCTCGATCGACTTCGGGTACTGCCAGTTGTTCGCTTCCCACACCCACCGGCTCCCGCGCACCGGCCGGCCGTGCGAACTCGCGGACATCCCCACGAACCAGAGGGTATCGCGCCCCATCCCTTTCCGCACGTGGAACGCGCCGCGTGTCATCAGCGACTCCAGCCGCATGATGCCCGCCGTTTTCTTCTTGTTCTCCATCTGCACGGGCATGACGTGGTACGGGGAGTGCAACCGTTCAAGCGCCTGATTCAACTCCAGCAGCCCGTCCGGGTCCGCGCAGTCGCCCCAGATGTCGATGTCCGTGACACCGTAGTGCTTGAGTTGCTTGTGAATCCGGCCGGCTCGGGTGTCCGCGTCCTCGTTCTGGCTGAACACTTCGTCAATCAGGGTGAGCGCGCCTTCGTTGTCGCCAAACTTCTCGACGCCGCCCCACGAGAACGCGAAGCGCCACTTGCCGAGATCGACGCCGCCGTAGTGCCGGGTACGCTTGATGAACGCGGCAAGCTCTGCCCCCTCCAACTCCACGCCATGCTTCTCGATGTCGAACGGGAGGACAGCCCCGATGGGCTTGACGAACAGGCCCTCCTCGCGGGCCGCCAACTGCGACGGGTTGTTCTTCAACTCCGCGCGGAGCTCTTCAAGCGATGCCGCCGAGATGCTCGGGTTGTCCTTGATCCCCGCGTGCGAGAACCAGTGCCGGGTCGTCGGCACCACGCCCGCCTTCACGGGTTCGTACACCTCGCCGTAGACCCACGTGAGCCCGAGGATCGGTGTCATCGTCGCGATCGTGCGGCCGCCGTGCCGGAGGAGTCGCGGTTGCATCTCTTCCCAGATCGCTTTCGGGTGCTCCTCGTCGAGCCAGACCTTGTTGACCCTGGCCGACTGGTACTTCCCGGCGCCCTGCTCGGCGGCCTTGCCGGTGATGCGGCTCTCGGTGCCGTTGTCCGCCCGAATCACGATGTCGTGCTTCGTGGACAGGACGTGTGGCTGCGGCGAGTCAATCACCCGGTCCCGGGGAATCCACGTCAGGAGCTCGGGCAAGAGGATCTTCTGCCACAGCTCCCACGACAGCGCGCTCGCCCAACCCGTAAACGGCGGCATCGGCTCAAGTCCGGCCAGTTGCGCGGGGTGTCGGCCAAGCGCACTCAGGACCATGTCGATCGCGCCCACGCTCGTCTTTCCAACCTGATTTCCCCAGAAGAGCCAGCGGTGGACCGCAGGGTTGGCGAGGGCTTCCTGTTGCTTCGGGTGCAGCTTCCCGGGAATGTCCGGGTCGATGCGGGAGAACTCGTAGTGCCAGAGCGTCTCCGTGAACGTCGGGTCCATGAGGCGGCCGATCGGATCAACATCGAGGCCCGCGAGTCCACGGACTGAGCGGAGATGTGCACGCCGGCGTCGCATCTCCTGCGCGATCGCGAGCGTCGCGTCCGGAGCGATCCCGGTCACAGGTGCCTCACGCGAGGAGCCGCATGCCGGGCTTCAAGAGCTTCGCCTTCCGGGCCACCTGCTCGAACTGCTCGTCCGGCATCGCCGCAAGTTCCTCCGGCGTGTACCGGATGGCGCCGAGTCCGCTCACCTTCCCGCGGGCGACTTCGGCAGCCACGGCCGCACTGACCTGTCCGAGCCGCTTCGCTTCCTCGCGCAACGCCGCCAACTCCGCGAGATGCCCTTCGAGTGTGATCCCGATTGCCGCCACCACCGGGATACGGAGCGCGTCCACGGCTGCGCGAATGTGGACATCCGTGGACAACCGAGTCCCCTGTCGGCGCGCGCTCTTTTTGCTAAAGCCAGCACGCACAGCGGCTTGCGTGGCGTTCGCGTCTTTCACGAACTCCTCAACAAACCGCTGCTGTCGTGCCGTCAGTTTCTTCCCGTCGGTCACTTCTTGACGCCCTTCTTCATGGCCGCGGCGATCGGGCTCTCCTTCTTCGGCTGCTTCGTGGGCTTGGGCTTCGTGCCTTTCCCGCCCGCCTGCTTCGGGCCCTTGGCGCCCACCGCTTCCTCGTCCTCGTTCTCGCTGTCCGCTTCTGCGCCGCTCTCGTTCTCATCGGCGCCGCCCACTTCCCCGCCCTCGGCTTCGCTGTCGCCCACGTCCGCGCCTGGCATCTCGCCCGGAGGGCCGATGTGCACGGCGACCTTGGAGCCGGCCGGGAAGAGCTTCGCGTGCGCCGCGGGCATCGTCGCGCGGGTCTCCTGCGGCATCTCCGGGTTGGCTTCCATGCCGTATACGCCGCCCTGGCTGGGCTTCTTGGCCTTCGGGGCTTCGTGGCGGACGGTGACGGTGGCGTGCTTGCCGTCCCGGTGGACTTCGACGCCGGAGACCTTGCCATGAGCTTTTACCGAGTTGGCACCGCTTTTCTTGAATGGAGCGTGGTTCGCCATGTGATCATCCTCCCATCGCGTGACGAATCAGGTCGCCGGCCGTCCGCTGGGTTGCGGCCTTCATGTGTTTGGTAGGTGTGGCGTGCTTCGTGCCTGCCGTGCTCGCCTTCCCGTGTCCCTGCTTCTTCGCGGCGCGCTGCTCCGAGAGGCCGATCGCGATGGCCTGCGCGCGTGATTGAACGCGGGGACCAGTCTTGGAGCCGGAGTGCAGCGCTCCGGCCTTCCATTCTTTCATCGTTGCCTTCATTCCTGGCATCGTCCCTCCCTGTTGAGGTGCAACATAGTGCCGTTCTCAGTCTCGGGGCCAGAGGCGGCGCGTCCACGGCACCAGCACCGCAGCCAGCAGGTAGCACCACGTCAACGCGATCACGAGGCGGAGGCGGGGCGATGTCGGCGGGGCGGTCATGGCAGCACCTCCACGGTGAGCTCGAGCCGGGGCGCGTCGATGTCCACGCCCGCCCGGATCCAGCGCACATCGTCGATCTGTGAGTCGTCCGCGATCACCGAGGCTTGGGTGAGTGCATCGTGAGCAGCTTTGGCGTAGTTCGCGATATCCCGCCGCGTCCGACGGTCAGGCTCGAACAGGAGCGCCGTGACCCGCACGCGTCCGGTGATGACCGGGCCCGAGTACTGCAGGGCGAGTTGCTCGGCCGCCTGCTTCTTTGCCGTGCGGTACGGCTTCGTCATCACGAGGATGGCACGCGTCCCACGCATCGCCGGCGCGAATCGCTGGTTGTCCGCGATCAGCATCGACCACGGCACGCGAAGGCGAGCGCCGGATCGAGCGTCACGAATCGGGGTGGCGGCCTGAAACGGGAATCCAGGCGGCAACTCAACACCCGGAAACTGGCGACGCGCCTCGGCCACGGTCACGGTCAGCGTGCGCCGCGGCACACCGGGCGATCCCACGCCACGGCCGCTGACCGGTCCGAGTACATCGACCTGCACCCCATCCCCGTCGTCCGTCACCGAGCGACCCGCCGCGCGGTTCCGGGTGCGCCGATCGACCTCGGCCAGCTTCTCCTCGGTCGTCAGGGTGTTCCAGTCGAACGGCGTCGGTGTTCCGCTGGCGGGCGTCATACCGACCCCGACCACGATCCCGACCCCGACCACGACCTCGACCTCGACCTCGACCCCGACCCCGACCCCGACCCCGACCACGACCCCGACCCCGACCTCGACCCCGACCCCGACCCCGAACCCGACCTCGACCCCGACCACGACCACGACCACGACCACGATCCCGACCCCGACCCCGACCACGACCCCGACCCCGACCACGACCTCGACCCCGACCTCGACCTCGACCACGACCGGCGGCGATACCAAGACTGTTTCATGTTACTTCAGCACGCCGAAGGATTCGATGAACGCCGTCTGCACGTACCAGTCAGCGGGCAGCTTCTGCGCGTCCTGCCACGCCTTGTCACTGAGCGCGCCGGTCTCGTACACGACGGCGGCATCCTCGAGCAACACGCACGACTCGTTCACGCCGATCAGCTTGCCGGTGTAGATGTAGTTCGCGCAGAACAGGGTGATGCGTTCGCCGATGAGCTCGAGGAGTCCTTCGTTCTCGACTTTCGTGACGAGCTTCTTCATTTCGATTCTCCGGTATGGGTAGTGTTCAGTGGTGAAGCGGAGGGCGCAGGACGCGACGGGGAGGCCGCCACGGCGTCACACAAGGCGTCGGTGGCTTTCACCACACGCTCCAGTCGCTTATCGAGATCGAACGCCTTCACGCCGTAGCACTCAACACTGGCACGATGAAGCTCCTCCAGCGCCTTTTGCACTTCTGGCGACTCCCGCCAGGGGGTCGGCGTGCTCCCTGAAACGTCGGCCTCACGCATGAACAGGTTCCTCTTTCGGCAGTTTGGCGAGCGCGAAATCTTCGGTCGGGTCGGCCAGCAAAACGAGTTGAGCAGGGTCGTGCGGTGTGGGGCGCGGCTTCGAGTCGCCGTCATCCGTGTTGCGATCAGCGAAGAACGCGCACGTCTGCGGCGGCTCCCATCCATCACGTGGGCCGTACTCGGTCGTCGTCTGCTTCCAGCCAAAGAGCGTCGCCAGTTCCGGCGACACGCAATGCAGGAACGCGCACGCCTCAAACGCACACGCTGCGCCCATCGCGTCTTTGTCGAAGTGCTTGCATCGCTCACAGTTTGGCTCGCTCCACATCTCCCACTCAGAGCCGTTGCTGAACGTGTGCACGTCCTCGCCTTGCGCCGCGACTAATCCGCGCTCGCTCGCTTCGCCTAATGTGGGTGGCCTGCTCATGGTTTCCCCTCCGGCGGTGTCGGTCCTGAAACGTCGGCGGTCATGGCTTCTCCTTGAACAGGCGGCCGGGAAGTTCGATCTTCGGGCTTTCGTTGATGATGATGCTGAGGCGCTTGGCGTCGGCCCTTGCGTGTTCAGTACAGCGCGGCGACACTCGGCCATTCCGCACCAAAGCGTATTCGGCAAACTCGCCGCACTTGCTCAACCACTGTTCGCCCGTCTCTAGCTGCACGTTCTTGGTCACGTTCGGCACCGAGCAGACGCGACACTTCCAGAAACTCACGCGCTGGATGCACCGCTGTAGTGTGCGCGGATCAGTTGGCATTTCCGCTCTCCGGCGGTGTCGGTCCTGAAACGTCGGCGGTCATTTCGGTTGCCACCATGAGAGGAGTGTTTTACGCCCGTAGAGTCCGACAAACTCCAAGAGGATGAACGGTATTGCGAGCGCACATCGGAGCAGATAGAACCACCCCACCGCCAACTCTTTCACCGTGAGGTCAGCCATTGTTCTTCTCCTGCGCTTGGACGGCGGCGGCAGGTAAAATCACCTTCGAGAAGTAGTCGGGCACCGTGTTGCGTTCAGCGAGAATGGCGTCGTGGGCCAATGCGTGTCTGGCGTTGCGAAAACGATAGTGCTTCATCGTGTTCTTGCTCCACAACGTCAGCGTGGTACCGCGCAAGGCCACGTCCGCATGAGCGACGAACGAATGTCGGCACCGACGCTCGCTCTGCTCAATAACTTCCATCGGGATAAGCCAAGTCCGCGTGCTCATGTGTTCCCCTCCGGCGGTGTCGGTCCTGAAACGTCGGCGGTCATAGAGCCAGTACCTCCTGAGAAAGTCGTTCAGCAGCGATCTCGCAGTAGCGTTCAACCTTCTCAACGCCGATGTACTTTCGGCCAAGTCGGCGCGAGGCTTCCGCGATTGGGCCGGAACCTGCGAACGGGTCAGCGATCAGCCATTCAGCGGGACACTTCTGCAGGAGCGCCATCATCAAATCGACGGGTTTTTCATGCGGGTGTTGCCGTCCGTTCGCCGCCATCGACTGAACGGGCGCATAGCAAAGCACGTCCGAATCTCGCCGCCCCGCAAAGCCGTGGCCCAGAACGTAAATCTCTTGGTGCGACGGTTTCCACGGCACCGACAAATCGCCCATACCGAGAGCGCCCTTTGTGTCCCAGATCAGCAGCGTGTGCGTTCTGACGGGCTTCGCCACCTTCCATGAGCCGAACACCAGCGCGGGCGCATCACCGAACGCTGAGAGGAAACTGTCGCGCTCTACCGTGTCCTGATCGCCCAAGATCGAGCGCGGAAGAACGCCAGCCGCACCGCTCTGATAGTCGATGCCGTAAGGCGGGTCGGTGACCGCGCAATCTGCCTCACGCAGTTCCTCGAGCGCATCACGCCAGTCGCCGCAGTACAGCACGATTCCTCGCCCGTCATCGTAGTACGGCTTCACGGCTTCTCCGGCGGTGTCGGTGAGGGTGGCGCAAATAGCAAACGGCGCACTACGTCTGTCAGAGATTCGCCAGCGACCTTCTGCTTGTTGAGCGCAGCCCGTTCGCCCTTCGTGAGCCGGAACGTGATGGTCGTGCTCTTGCGGTCGGAGGGGCGCTTCGGGGCCATCAGTCGTCCCTCCCGTCGCCGCCGTTCTCCCCGTCCCCGTCGTCATCCCTTTCGGCGGGCTCATGCACCGCGACCTCGGTGCGCTCGCCGCACGTTGGGCAGGTCACGCACACAGCATCGTTCTCCGCGTCCGTCCAGCCATAGCCGCGCCCTCCGTTCGCCTTCGCGATCTCGCGGACCTTCGCCAGCAAGGGGAGCGCAACCTCGGCGTCCACCGGCTCACTGCACGGACAGTCCGTGGTGTAGGTGGTGTGCTCGTCAATCCACTCCTGACGCGCGGCCCGATCTTCAGCCTCCTGATACGGTTGTTCGAGCCAGCTATCGTAGTTCTCGAACGGGGAGCGATTCACGCGGACCTCCGAGTGCCGTGCGCCGCAGCGTGCGCCAGTCGGTCGTACATCTTATCCTCGTCCCCGACTAAGCAGACTCGCTGCTCATGCAGAAAGTCATGGGCGAGAATGTCCGCCACGTCTGCCGCGCCGTAGTGTCCAGCCTTCATCACATCGTCGGTGTAGCCACACCGACCCGAACGCCACCACAGCTTTTTGTCCAGAGCGTAGAGCAAGTATCGTGTATCGGTCATCACACCAACTCCGTTAGGGTATGGGAGAAGTGTAATACACTTGTCTTACGTTGTCAAGTGGGGCTATTGGGTGAGGGTGGCAGAGCGGCCCCCGACTCCAAAATGACACCGACTGGGTAGATGAACCCGACGCCAAACTTCACGATCTCATCGAGCGCGGCTTCGGCATCTTCCTTCGTTCGGCAGAGGCCGACAAAGTTCTGGTGGCGGTCGTAAGCCACGTAGCCAACGATTTCCGGTGCTGTCGTGGTGGGCAGAGCGGCGCCCGATGCAAGCCGTTCAGGAAATCCCATCTCCTCGGACTTCGTGTGGAAGCGACCGCACTGGCAGACCCATCCTTCGACTTCAGGGGAACTCATAGCCGACGATCTCCTTGCACGCCCAACAAATCAGCGCGCAGTAGTGGCGATATTTGAATGGAGGCCACGAGAAGAGCGTGACCGGCGAACGTTGCACTTGACCACGCAAAAATGGCTCGAACGGCGCAACGCCACACTTGGGGCACGATGCGAGCGCACACGGCGCACCATCGAGTATCGCCGTCTCAATCGGCATCGTGCGTTGCGTCTGTCGTGGTGGGCAGAGCGGCGCACTGCGCGACGGCCCGACGGTTCCACGCTTCGATTGCTTCGCGCTCAGTCGGCTTCGCAAGGCTCTGATGTGCGCCGCAGGAGCCGCACTCAGTCAGCCACCCTGCTAGACGCTTTGACGTGAACGGCCTCGTCGTGGTGCATCCAAACGGGCACGGCTCCGGTGTCCACGCTCCCGCTGATGCCCCCGCCACAGACTCCCGCGGCTGTGGGGGCAGAGCGGCGCACTGCGCGACGGCCCGACGATTCTGCAAGAAATCGCGGCAATCCCAGAGCAGCTCGCGCACCTTCGCGTGTTCCATGTGCTCAGGATTCCATGCGCCACCAACCGCGAGATATTGCGTGATGCGTGCCGCGAGTTGTTCGGCAGTCATGCGCCGACAGTCGTTGAGCGATCGTAGACGGACACGCCGCCGTCCTTCGCCTGAAGTGCCTTGCCACACCGTCCGCTCGCATCTTCGAGGTGACGGTAGGCCAGCATGAGATTCGCGATCATCTCGCCGCGATCTTCGACGCCGTCCGTCTCCCCCTTGTAGTTCTTGGTGTCGGTGATCGTGGTTTTTAGGAACGCCGCGATTTGTTTGATGGCACGGCGGTGGTCGTTCACCTTCTCCGCGAACGTCGGCTCGCGCATGGGGATCGTCTGCCCGAGGCTCGCGCCCGTTGTTCCATCCTGTCCGTCGATCATTTTCCGCTCCGTTTGAGTCGTGAGCCTACGCGATACCTCCCGCCAACGATGTCAAGAAATCCGTACTTCACCATCTGGCTAACGTGGTGCTTCACCTTCTGCGGCGACGTGCTGCGCGGCAATCCCGCCACCCGAGCCACCTCACGCAACGACAGATCGTCTATTCCCTTCCCCGCCGCCACGTCTAGAATCGCTTGCTGAATCGGGTGCGCCGCGATCAGATACTTCATGTGCCCATGAGGGGATCAGGTACCATGCCATGTCGTGACCACTCCACGACCTCGACAATCCGTGCCTCGGCATACTCACGCGCCCAATCACAATCCACGACCAAAGGATCATCACCGCGCCGAGTATCCGCCAAATACATCCGGCGTTCGACCATCTGTGTATACGTGGCGCTAGCCAGCATCGGCATGTCCGGTGTCCACGCTCCCGCTGATGCCCCCGCCACAGAGTTGTCAGTCATTTGATACCTCTCTCGGGTAGTAGGCGTGGGCGATGTGTTGAGCCAGGGCTGGCGGAATCTTCGCGATCTTTGCGCTCGCCATTTTGCGCTGCTTGGATTTGGAGCCGTACTTTCTACTGACGGTGCTTTCGCCGAGCCGAGCGCTGATCTCTGAGGGCAGTTTGCGGCCTTCTGCAACGGCTCCAGCGAGGCGTGTGAAATCCAGCCCAGGCACATGGCGCGGATCGCTCGGCGGGTACCACGATACGCCGCTGCCGAGTTTCGCCGAACGATGCGGAATCGGCATGATGGCAGGCACGTCACCCCACAAGTGAAAGCTCCCGAAGTTCCACGCCGATCGACCGACCCACGGAATCGCGCCGCGGACGTTCTCCTGAATCATCGGAATGAATCGGCCGGCGGCTTCGCACGCTTCCCGCTGGATACGCTTCGGTGCCCCAAAAAGACTGTTCAACGCCTCAATCGTGCGATACCCCTCGTACTTCTCGGGGAACTCGTCCTGACCTCGGAGCGCCCGCGCGATCTGCTTGGCCCGTGTCCACGGCATCGCCATGTAGCTGTACGCCTGGCAGGGTGAGGACGCGACGATGCACCGCGCGTCTTTCAACTGCCGACCGTGAAGCGTCAACACGTCCTGCAACACCAGCTGTGCCGGATAGCGATGCTCCCCGTAGACGTGCTGCTCAATGTCGAAGCCGATCACGTCCCAGCCTTCGGCGAGGAAGCCCTCTGTCCAGCCTCCTAGACCCGCGAAGAGGTCGATGCAGAGCGGTTTCACGTCGTGGCTCCCGCTGATGCCCCGCGAGTCACTTCCAGCACGGTCATTTTCGGGGCTGTCTCTGGGGCAGACGCGCCGTGATTAGACATTCGCTTTCCGTCCAACTTCGCACATCGCAAGAATTAGCTCGCAGAATGACGCCTGAAGCACGGTCACGGTCGGGGCGAGCGATGTGTGCGCGGCAGCCCTCGCGGCAGCACCCGCGGCAGCCCTCGCGGCAGCACTCGCGGCAGCCCTCGCGGCATCCCACGCGGCAGCACTCGCGGCATCCCTCGCGGCAGCCCTCGCGGCATCCCACGCGGCAGCACTCGCGGCAGCCCTCGCGGCAGCCCTCGCGGCATCCCACGCGGCATCCCACGCGGCATCCCACGCGGCAGCACTCGCGGCAGCACTCGCGGCATCCCTCGCGGCATCCCTCGCGGCAGCCCTCGCGGCAGCACTCGCGGATCGTGCCGCGTCGAGAGTCGGCTGCGCGGCTTTCGCGGTCACGGCGTCTACAATCCGCGCGACCGCCTCCAAGTGCTCGGCCTCTTTCGTCAGACCAGCGAGCCGAAGAAACGCCGGCGTGTGCACGCGCACGAGCCAATCCGTGGCCATCCACGCGCGGACTTCCTCATCTTCCGGCGTGGTCGCCGTACCGATAATCTGCGGCACCAACGGCTTCAGCAGTTCGGTGCGCGGAGGATCTCCGAGCGAATCGTTCCACGACCGGAGCGCGGCGGAAATGACGAGCGACACACACACCGGATGATCCGAATGTTTCTCGCCTGCGACCCATGCCACGGCCTCCATCACACACAACTGCTTCCCGCGTCGATCGTGCCCACCACTCGCAAAGCGGAGATCGGCAATCTTGGATACGTCAATCGTTTTCATCGGGTACTCCAGTTGGGGCTCGCCGTTCGGCCTTCTCGGGCTTGGGACAGGCCGTGGCGAGCGTCACGCGTCATCCTCGGACGTTCCACGTGAAACGCCCAAGTCCGTGAGCACGCCCGCCAGCGCCGCCCGGATCGGCGTGGCGCCCGCCGGCGCGTCTCCCTCCATCCCCTCCGGCAGTCGGACCCTCGCCGTCGCGCGCTCGAGCGCCTTATTGCGGGCACTCGTCACCTCGGTGTACGTCTCCCGGAGCTTCGTGAGCACGGACACCCACGCGGCGTTCGGGTCCCGCGGTGGCTCCTCCATGACTTCGAGGCACATGTCGTCCAAGTGCTCAACGTCTACGGCGCGGACGATGGAGCCCTTGAAGTCCACACCGCCAGCCAGCAGCGCCGCGGTCATCTGTCGGGACACGTCGGCCCGATGGGCAGGCGTGAGGTTCCGGGAGAACGTGGCCATGAACCGCGTGACCACCGGCGACGGCGTGACGGACGGGAGGATGGTAGCAGGGAGTGACGGCTTGGGTGTCGGCGCCGGGATCGGTTCCATCACCGGTTCCCGTACCGGCTCCGCCATCAGTCGCCGGATACACTCCGAGATCGTTTCCCGCTTCCCCTGTCGGCGTTGAACAGATTTCCACTCAGCCTCGGAAAGTCGGATGCCAACGTACCGAGAACGTTTTACACCCGCATGTCGTTTGGTCATGGTGTTCAACATACAGGCGCGAGCATCGCTTTGTCAAACATTAGCGAACTCTGGCGAGACGTAGACCTGTTGCGCGTTCCGCTGGCCGTTGGTGCGTGTGCGCCCTGTGGCGACCAGTCCAGCCGCCTTCGGCACCGCGGCGAGCCAGGAGAGCGCCCGCTGATCTTTCTCGGCGCCGGTGCACCGTCCGGCCGCAATCGCGAGGCGACGGGTGTCGAACGCGGTCACGCCGAACGCGCCCTTCCGGTCGGCAAGCGCGCGGAGTCTCGGGGCGACCGTCGCGATCGCCTCCTTGACTTCCTGTTCTCGAAAGAGCGAGGGCTGGTAATCGGTCGATGGCGTCATAGCCCCAGCCCAATTCCACCGAACCGGCGGACATCTTCCGGCCAGCGGGGTTCCCACAAGAGGAGCCAGCGGAGGGTGTTGAGGATCTGTCTCATGGCTTCACGATGCGGACGGTGCAGGTGGGGTTCGGATCGACCGTCAAACGATCGGGCCGCGTCACCAACCAGATGTGTTCGACCGTGAAGAGCAGCACGAGCGCGCCGAGGAAGAGCTTGGAGTAGTCGCGGGTCATGCTTTGCGCCGTTCCGTCACGGTGACGATCACCTCGTACTCCGATTCGCACTCCGCTTGGAACCTCTTCACCGCGTCACTCTCGGAGAGCTGTTTCAGGCTGTCAAGCCGGCCTTCGATGTCGAGTTTCCACCCGCCGGGGAACGTGTAGGTGGTCGTCTCGTTCTCGTGCGTGTCCACTGGCATCGTCTTACGCCTCCGCGAGTGCAGGATGGGCCTTCTCGAAATCGTTCAGGTCGCGCCGGCGCTCGAGTTCCTCTTCCATCGCGCGCGCGTATGCCGCGGCCGACTTGCCTGCCTGTCCTGACGCCCGCGTGTACGCTTCCGTGATCGCCTCGGTGGGCACACCGCGCAGCGGCTGGCCCTTGTACTGCTCCAACCCTTTGAGGGGCGGGAAGGGGATTTTAGAGGGCTCCGTGACCTGCTGCGCGTTGATCTCGCGGGACGCCGCGCGGGATTCGCGCTTCTGCTGCTGGCTGGCGCGGTTCCCGTCGTCGTCCTCGTCCGTCGTCAGCGCGAGCAGGGCCGACAGCCCGTACCGGCGCAGGTAGGTGATGACGCTCCCCGCCGTCTGCGCCGTCGCCTTCCGCTCCTTGCCGTCCTTGCTGTTCTGCTCCGCGATCGGCGCATAGACGATGTTCTCCACCCACTGCCCGGAGACGTGAATCAGGCGGGTTTTCATCGCCAGCAACGTGACACCGGCCGCATCGTGTGGATCGTCGCCGCCCTGAATCAGAAAGAGCTCGTGCTTCGCCAGCAACGGGCGCGCGTAGTCCGTGATCGCCGCCAATGTCGCATACGTCGAGTTCAGCATCGGGTTTTTCGCGTCCTTCACCACCGGCTGAATCTCCCGCTGGACGTTCAAGAGCGCGGCGACCACGAGCTCGTGTTTCGCGGAAAAGCGCATCGTTAGTTCCCTCCGAAGAACGGGAGAAGGCGATCGTACATGGCGCGCGTATTCGTGCGATCCGACTCACAGTAGTCCTGGATCACGTCGTGCTGGCCCTCTCGATACATCCACGCCACCATGCCCCCGTCGATCCCGTCCGGCTTGCCCGCCAACCCGAAGAACTTCGCCCACTCATCGAGTCCTTCCTTCGACATCAGGTCCCCGTTCAGGAGCACTGACTTCACGTCGAAGTGCTGCCAGTGGTCGTACTTCTTGAACCACTGGCGAATGAGGGATGGCGCAATCGATGGACCGATCCCGTTGGCGAGCGAGCGCACCAGCAGGAACCGGAGGTCGAAGGTGCCGTTCCATGTCACCACCCGCCCCTCGGCCGCACGGATCTCGTCCCACGCCTTGACCAGCAGCGGCTTCTCGGCCGCTTCTGTCATCGCGTAGTGTGTCCCGTTGTCGGTCGAAAGGCAGAGGATGCGCCCGAGACGGGGGTTGACGGAGCACTCCTTCTCCCGCTTCGCGGCCCAATCCTTCGCGTTCCGCTCATGGAACCCGTCGATCGCTTCTGCCAACTTGTAATTCGACGGCGGGGCGAAAGCGTCCCGCGGGTACGGGGCTTCCATGCTCGCGATGAGCGGAAGCGTTTCGGTGTCTAGGCAGAGCGGCGTCATCTCCAACTCCTCGGCACCGGGCCCGTGCGGTCTATCCACGCCCGAACCTCGTGCTTCGTCGCCTGATACCGCTGCTCGAACCGCGCATCCGATTCGAGGAGCATGTCGTCCAGCAGCGCGTCTAGTTCGCGGTCCATTGTTGGTCTCGGTGAAAAGGGTTACCTTCCCTGCGTTGGTCTCGCCCCGTCGTCCGCTCTGAACCAGCGGCGGCGGGGTTTCCCGCTTGCTACTCTCTGTCCTTGACCTTCACGAACTGTACCACGCGCTCGTAGCCGAGCTTCTCCGCAACCTTCTCGCTGATCTCGCGCCGGCCGAGCCGGATGTCGGAGAGATACTGCGGCGTGATGTCGAGGCGCGCGGCGACGCTGTTCTGCGAGCCCCACCGCTTCACCATCGCGGTAATGAGTCCGAGCATCTCCGGCTGAGAAAGTGCGGTCGCTGTCGTCATGTTCCTACAATACGCGGTTACGCTGATGTTGTCAAGAGGGGCGCGACGATGTCTTTTCCGGCTCGCCTTTGCCGGCCGTCATTGAGAGGGAGAACGGCGCATCGAGTCCCGGAGTCCGACCATCGTCCAGCTCGCTCCGTTCTTCGTCGGCGCGGGACGTGATCGAAAGGCTCACGCGGTTCGGGAGCTTCACGAGGGCGAGGGTCTTTTTCATGCGCTGGCGTCCTTCGCGGTCAGGCGCTTGGAGGTTTTGGCTTGCTCGGTATAGAACGTGTCGATGCCTTTCGCTACCGGATCGTTTGATGGCAGTCGGCCAATCGTGCGCTCAGGGTTGTGGACGTAGGCGCGGATTTCGTTCGGCGTCGGAAAGAATGTGCGCCCACCCTCTTTCAGGATCCGCTGCGCCGCCCACGTAAACGTCTGATCGTCAACGTCCGAGAGGGCGATGCCCCACGCCTCACCCGTCATGTCGGTCAACTCCCGTGTGGGGTAAAGCTCCTGGAACAGCGCGAGAAACTTCGTGATCGTCGGCTGGCTTGCCATTGTCAAATCCGTTTCGTTGGAGGCCACGGAGAAGCGCGGCGCGTCCCCGTTCTTGTTTGCTCTGGTACCCGTTTTTCTCTGGCTCTGGTTGGGTGAGCTTCCGACAGAAGGCACGAATGGCGTTCGCCGTCACGGGCGATCCGTTCGAGCGGAGTTCGAGCAGGGCTTGGCCGATGGTGTGCCAGCCGAACGCCTGCCCCCCGCTAATCGGTTCGTGCAAGGTGCCAAGCATGGCGTCGAACGAGGTAGGGTTCTTCACGGACTCACGTGTAGCGAGGTACGCATCACAGTGGGACGCCTCAACAAACTTCGCGCCGTGTGTGTGTTGTGTTGCTTCTGCTTTTGTATATGCCTCTGTATCTGCATCTGCTTCTGTTGACTTTCGCTGACGGCGTGCTGACGGTGCTGACTTTCGCTGACGGTGACGGCGCGACGACTCCCGCCATGACGCCTTGCGGGACTCCACGTCTTGGAGAGCGCGGTAGTGGGCATATTTGTAGATGAACCATCCACCCTCCCGTTGCTCTATCCGTCGTCCCTCATGCTCTTGCGTCGGATCTTCAGGGTCGGGCGACATGAGACGGTCAAGCGCGGCCTGACACTGTTCGAGGGGCACGTTGGCGAGACGAGCGAGGCCAGACGGCGAGGATCGCACATCTCCGTCCTTGTCGGAAAGCGCCAACAGCGTGATCCACACCAACCGCGTCGGCATATCCTCAGACCACACCGAGGACGTGAGAATGGAGCTAAAAAGCTTGACGTACAAGGCAACCTCTTGGCTGACGTTTGCTGACGGTCAGCATGTTAGGGGTTGCGTCAGCAGAGCGCAAGTACTACTTTCTGGGCATGGCTGAATCTCGCATGGTCATCGAAGCCGAAGCCATTGGCGGCCCGTTCTGCGGCTCCGTTTTGGTCGGCTACCGCAAGGAACTCCTCGCCTGCTCGGTCGAGGGGGGCCAGATGCACCGCTACGTCCTGGAATCGGACGAAGGGGCGTGGACCTGGCGCTATGACGGCCCCGTGACCGCTCCCACGGTGAGCGCCTAGCCGGTTCCTCGCCTCCCAAACGGCAAACGGCCACCCATCACTGGATGACCGTCTGGCGGATTCGATCCAGAGCCTAGAGCGGCACAGGCGCGAACCTCATCTGAACCTACCGCGCCGCCATGCGGCCCGCAACCACATCGGCCGGAAGATCGATGAAGGAGCCGGACCACTCATGGCCCATCGCGCACGTGAAGCGCACCACCAGCCCCGGATACACCTTCGAGGTGACGGTCACGGCCACGTCCCGGCACCGCGGGCACGTATGCCGCGGGTCCAAGGGATTGAGCAGGCCCTCCTCGATGTGCTCGCGCGCGTTCATGCTGATAGCTACAGCAAGAACTTTACCCTGTCAAGCAACCCGCCTAGAAACGCAATCCGGTCGGTGCTCACCCAAGCCACCGACCGGACTGTCACAGGAGCGGGCACCGCTGCCGAGGTGCCGCGGGGATTCTACCCGTTCCCGATCACCCGCGCAACTCGTTCCCTACGGCGCCCAGACTCCCGCCGCGGCTCCGCACGCCACCGCGGCACCGATGGCGACCGCTGGACCGGCCAATGTCCCGAGTCCACCGCATCCCGCCGCCGCGGTCACAATGATGATCCCGTGGAACGCCCGGTGCAGAAGTCCCGGCTGCTGGCCTTTCAGGTCCGCGATGATCTTGTCCTGCGCCTGATGGTCCTGCCGGGCGAGGTCGAGCGCCGACTTACTCCCCTCGAGCGCCTTCGCCTGCGCTTCCATCGCCAGCGAGTCGTACATGAATCGCTTCTGCGACGCGTCCCGTTCAGCGTGGAACCGGGCGTCCAGCACGGAGTCCGCGACGATCAGGCTGTCCAGCGTCCCCCGAAGCCTCGCGTTCGTGGCTTGCGAGTCCTCCAGCGTGAGCCGGGCGACCGTGCGCGCATACGTGGCCGCCCGGTCCGCGGAGTCCGATCGCACCACCGCGTTCGCATGTGGCACCTTCGCCGCCGCGGCCAGCTTCACTAGGTCCGCGCTCACCCGGGTCAGGCTGCCCGCGCGCGCCGTGGCCACCTGCGTCAGCGAGTCGATCGCCTGCTCTTTCGCCACGTCGATCACGGTCCGTTCGGCCACGGTGCCGTTGTGGTGTCCGAGCCAGTACGCCCCGCCGACGAGCGCGAGCCCGACGACGAGGATCGTGGCGTACTGCTGGCCCTTCACTGTGAGGCCGGGCACGGATTACGCTGGCTTCGGCGCGACGACGTTCGCCGCCTGCTGTGCCGCCGCCTGCTGCTCGGCGGTGATGAGGCGCACCGGGACCGTCGAAGCCGCCGCCAGCGCCTTGAACGCGGTCAGCACCGGACCCGTTGCCTGCGCCATCAGCTCCTCACGGAAGAAGGCGCCGAGCCCATCCCACCACGCCTGCGATGACCCGACGAGCGCGCCGTGCAGGTCCGTGTTGGAAAGCATCGACGCCGCGCCACTCGTCGCCACCACCAACGCCGTGAAACTGGCGAGGGTAAGGCCGGACGGTACCGGTATCCCGTTCATCGTCTCGACGGCTGGCGGGGACATGGGAACGGCGGGGATCGCGCCCGGCGGGGCGGTCGGGAACGCCACAGCCGGCACATTCAGCGTGGTGGCGCTGGCCGGAAACACCTTGTCGTACAGCCAGTTCAGGTCCGCTTCGAGCGCGGCGATCTTCGTGTTCGAGGACTTCGGCAGGAAGTGCGCGGCCAAGGCGGCCAGCGCGATCACGCCGATCAGGGTGAGGAGAATGTAGACGACGGTCATGGGCCTGCCTGCGTTGAGGTTTTATCGCGCTGCCAGTGGAGTTTTTCGATGTGGTCGTAGTCGCCGATGGTGGCGAGGCCGTGCAGCCGCGGATGCGCGAGCACCGCGGCGATCAACCCCTGCCACGCGGGATGTTCCGGCGCCCAGTCGTCTTTCCCATCGACGACGAGCGTGATGTCCACCGCGCGCGCCAGGCCGTCCGGAAAGTTGTCGCCGACGTGCGCACTGTTCGACGGATCGGTGTATTTCGGTTTGGAGGGATCCGCGAGCCATGCGTCGTGACCGGCCTGCTCGACGACCGCATCGCGCCACCCGCACGTGATGACCGCCTGCATGGTCGTGCCCGCGGTGTAGTCGTTCAGGAGTGCGACGACGTCGGTCAGGAATACGGGATCGACCCGTGACGCATCGATGCGAAGTTTTGTGGTCATCCGTGCTTCTCCTCTGTGTGCACCGTCGTACTCGTGGAGCCGGCGACGACCGTCGTCACCTTCTCCATGAGCGCGCCGAGCAACTTCTGCCCGGGCGAGCTCGAGAACCACTCCTGAATGTATCGGAACAATGCCTGCAGGGGGACGGCGAGCAGCGTCACGACGCCCAAGGCGCACCACGGCCAGTTGATCTCCTTCCCGCCACTCGCGTAGCGGAACGTGGCCGCGCAGTACGTCAGCGCAAAGACGAACGCGACGACGCGCGTCATGCTCCACGCGCCATCGTCGTCATGAAACATCGTGAGCGGGCTCGTCATGAATGCCTCCTCCTCACCGCGGCGCGCGGCAGAAGGAATCCTTGGGCGCCTGCCCACAGAGAATCGCCCGGATCACCCGAATATCCGCCGCGATCCCCGCGATCTGCTCGGTCTGCTTGGCGTCGCCTTCTGCGGTGCTTTTCGCGAGCACCGCCGCCGTGGCCGCGACTTCGGCGCGATCGGCTTTCTGCGCCACACTCGCGCGGAGCTCTCCCCACGCGATGCCGATCATAATGGCGTAGACGATCACGCGGACACTTGGCGAGTTGAGCGCCTCCTTGACCGAGCCCGTCATTAGTGACGCCCGCCGAGCGTAATGAGATCGTTCCAGCCGCCGCCGAGCAGCAACCAGAGCACCAGCACCACGACGAGGGCGACGTTGAAGATCAACGCGGCCTGCGAGTTGGAGACGGGCACGATGATCTTGAGCACGATCAGAATCAGCAAGAGCGCGAGCATACCGACCTCACAGGTAAAAGATGAGCGCCACGACTACCACGATCCCGGCTTCTTGATCTCGCGCGCCAACATGGTCACGAGGATGATCGACCCGAGTCCCACGAACGCCAGCACCACAATGACGCCGTACAGCGCCCATACCCAGCCGGGGAGATGCGTCGGCACGAACGGATTCATCGCACCCTCTTCTTACGCGGCGCCTTCACGGCGACTTTCACGGCGCCTTTGATCCGGTCGGTCGCGACCTGATTGACCACCTGCTGCGAGGCGGTGAGCGCGGCCATGATCTCCGTCTGATGGCCGTTCACCTTCCCCTCGATGTGCTTCAAGGTGTCGGCGGTTTTCTCGTGGTCCGCGCGGGCTTTCGCCCGGAGCGCCAGCCACGCCACCAGCTGCGACAAGAGCAGTGGCGAGGTGACCACGAGCGAGATCGTCACAGCGTCGGTCATCGGCGCCTCACGGGGATTTGGTGAACGGGTTGTTTTTGGAATATGCAGGAACCGGGGCACCAGCGCCCTTGATCTGATTCTGGAACCGGATGGCGCTCGAGGCCGACCGGTCGATATTCGCCCGCGCCGCCGCCTTCGTCAGCGTCACGCGGATCATCGGCCCCGTGAACCCGTTCTCTGCGGCTTCCTTGATCGCGTCCTGCACGATCTGCTGGCGCTTTGCGGGGTCGTGCTCTTGAAAGATCTGCGACACCTTCGCCTGCTGCCACGCGCCCTCGTCGTGCCGTTCCGCCGCTGCCCGCGGCGCGCTTCCGGCCTTCGCTT